GCTCTGGGGTCGTTTGTATTAAGATAATTATTTCCCCCGCGTAATCTATCTCTTACATACCAATCGCCCGTTCCATTTATATTATTTTTTGCAAAATGAAAGTCCACTGGGTAGGTAGTTGCAAACACCTTTCCCCCAGCACTAGCGTTCAAGCCCATTACGGGAGTAAACAAATCAGTAGCCGCAAACTCCGATGCTGGCTTGTGGGGTCTGCGGATAGCCATGTAAATGTATTGTGTGCTGCTTTTGTTAACAAAGTCGGCAGAGTTGGTTATGTTGAATCCTGTCGCTGTTAAATCCAACCAATCAGCGTTGTCAAATTCTTGATCACCTGTATGGGCTTGAAGATAGGCGTCATTACCGCCGGTACGAATACCTCGCATCGTATCGAATATGCCCCACGAATCGCTTGATCCTATACTTTTTATTAAAATAAACTGAGGCTCGAACCCAAGGTCGATAGTCGGGCCTGTAGAGCTTCCGTTGCCCGTGTAAGTACCAACCTTAATAGCGGCTTCGTCAGAATCTTCGCCAAATCTTTGGTCATCGTTAGCAAATAGATAAGCTACATAAGTTTGTCCGCTAGAGTTCCCTAAACCTTCGTTTCCTACGGAAAATGTGGTTGTTGTAGGCTCTGCAGAAAAATAGTTGTTGTAGTTTGCTAAACCTCCTCCACTAGCCGCTCCGCTCGTATCTAAAGCAAGGCGATAATACTGAGTGCTAGTAAAGCCCGCGCCTACCATCCATCCCGCAGACATACCCGTTGCCTTGATAATGATTAATCCCGGCTTACTATCAAGATTGTGGGATATTGCGCGATTAGAACTACCATCTCCCGTGTAGGTTAAAACATCAAAAAACCCTGCTTGCTTGCGGAATGTCCAGCCAACATAGCCGCCATTGCCGTTGAAATTTACCGTCCCATAAGTAGCGTCTGCACCAAGAGCGTAACCATTATTGTTGAAGGCAGTAAGCGTATCCGTGCGAGTAGATTCTGCACCATTGCCGTTTGATATAATTTGCTTGCCAGCCCCGCGCACTGTGTCATACCAAACGTGGTTATTAATTTGCTCTCTGGTTTTGATCCAGACAAAGCCTCCTTCTCCAGAAAGATCAACACCGTTGGTTATGTTTCGGGCAGAGCCGTTCCCATCCCACACATCTGTCGAAAAAACATCGTCAACATATACCGGATCGTCTTTCGCACCAGCGCCCGCGAGTACTCTCAGTGCAGAATTACTCATTAGCCAAAGGCCTGTCCGGCAGTAAAGCCGTAGTAGGTTGTGCCGCCGTCAATAGTGAGGAATACAAACACATCGACACCATTGTTTGTCGCGGTAATCGTAGGTGCTGTAGCCGCCGCCCAATCGACACTGCTAGGCCAAGTAATTGTTCTTGCTGAGCTATCTTGAATGATCTTCAAAACAAACGCAGATGCCCTACCAGACGCGGCAGGATTGCTGAAGGTATAGGTCACATTTTCAGTCAGGTCATGCTCAAACACATTGCCATCTTGCAAGTTAATGGTCGCAGCATTAGAGCTAGAGGTTACGGTTGTTACCTCATCTATAGTGCCGTTATCGAAACTAACAACACCATTGGCATCAGATGTAACAATCCCTGACGCCTGAGTCAGCCCCAGCGTGTCTGGCAACTTGACTGTATAGGTTGCTGATGCACTATGCGCTGGCCCTTGGACAGTAACGCCGTGTGAGTTGTTTTCACAATTGAAGCGTATCGTGCCAGAGTTGGTGTTGCCGTATAACTCGGTGAACCCTGTGCCATTCGGAAACAACTGGATGTTCCCATTGGTGTCCGTAGACTTAATAGCATTAGCGTCGATCTGAATGTTGTCTACATCTAAACTTCCAAGTGTGCCAACAGAGGTAATTTGTGTTTGTGCCGCATCAACATTCAAAGTATTAGTGCTGAGAGTAATACCCGTCCCTGCCACCAAAGCAGTCTTAGATATATCAATAGCCGCACTAGAGTTAATATCAGCGTTGACTATGACGCCAGAGCCAATAGCTGCTACACCAGTATCTGCAATCGTAATGTCGCCAGATACAACATTGTCGATCCACTTTGATGTATCAGCATCGTAAAAAAGAAGAGCCGCATCAGCAGGAGACGTGACGTTGGTGTCTGCGAGACCGGCGAGGGTAGCGCCACCTAAGCCTGTCTGTGAGTCTACATAAGCCTTTACAGACTGCTGACTAGGGATGGCCGTAGCAGAGTTACTGCTCATGTCATCTTCATCTACAAATGACTTGCCATCTAAGATGTTGAGTTCTGTAGCGTTAGACGTAACGCCATCAAGAATATTTAGTTCTGCCGCTGTAGAAGTAACTGCTACCCCGCCCAAGCTAAAGGTGCTAGACGCAGACAACGTAGTAAACGAGCCGGCTGCAGGGGTTGCACCACCGATTACTGCTGCATCAATAGTGCCGCCATTAATATCAAGTGTTGTAACAGAGCCAAGATCTGATATAGTAGCCCCGTTAAAATTAACAGTCCCAGTAGCGGTAAGGTTTGCAAATGTAGCTGTGCCAGTAAATGTGGGGCCGGCTGTATCAGACTTTGTAGCAATTGCAGTCGATATAGCATCAAATTCTGTTTCAAACTCTGAGCCACGAACAACCTTATTGGTGTCTCCACCGGGAAGCGTATCCTTAGCGGCAAAGTCTGTCGTCTTTGTATAATTAGCCATTGGTTATTCCTAGCAAGAGAAAAGGAAAGGGGGCCATTGCGACCCCCCGTAGTTCTATTAGGCAGAAGGTACTGCCAGAACAAAACCAGCTTCAGGACGGTACACCTGAACACCGTAAAGGGTGTCGGCAGTGTACAGAGTAGACAGGTACTCTTGCTTGTACTGAGTCTGGGAACGGACAGCCAGTTGCTCAGCCATCACGACAGCTTCGCTGTGGAACAGCAGGGCTGCACGAGTGTCAACGCTAGATGCAGTGTTGTCAGCGGCGGCTTCGATAGTTCGGCAGTTAGCAGAAACGTAAACGTCTACGCCATACAGGTTGCCGATTAAGCCGTTGTTGACAGTGCCACCGGATACAAAGTCAGAAGACACGTATCGGTCGATACCCATGATTGCTTTGCGCGTAGCAGGCGGGACAATCAAGTTACGGCCTTCCATCGGTACGTTGTTGTCATCCATCTTCTGGATCATGTCACGGAAGAAAGCATCCGTAAACTCGTCACCAGCCACCAGAGTGTCATCAGTGTACTGAGTAGTAGTGCCGTTATCATTGAAGAAACAACCAGTGTGCTGGTAATCAGTAGCGGCTGGGCTAAATACAACAGCGCCACCGTCACCAAAACCAGTACCCGCTGCGTGAAGGTCGTTGTCAACCTGTACAGCCAGAGCATAACCAGCGTCTTCAGTGTAGAACTGACGCAGTGAGTTAAGAGCCTGCACTTCAACAATGTCTTCAATCAAACGCGAGTATTCAAAGTGACGGTTAATTGTCACCTGAAGCTCTGATTCGGTGTTTGCAATGATAGTTACCGCAGTGTCAGCCGCTTTAGCATTGGCATCACCACGAGTAGGCTTAGGGATATGAATAACGTCACCCTTCTTGCCAGTCATAGAAAGACGCTTGACAAGGGGAGCCATCTTCAAGTTTTTCTGATAAGAAGCAATAATCTCATCCGACCAAATTTCGGGGATGAAAGTACCTGCTTCTGTTAAGGCGGTAAAACCACCTGTTCCGGGATAAGTTGCTGTAGCCATGAGTTATCTCCTTAAAAGGCTATCGAACTCGACCCTCTGCGTATGCCTGTAAAATTTCGTCTGACAATGCGTTGTAACGCTCAGGGTCGGTTTTCATTAGTTTAATAATGTCAGCACGACGATAGACTTTTCTACGAGATCCTTCTGCTGTACCACGAGCGTTGCCTGTAGTTGCGGACTTTACGGCACTCTTACGGGCTGCTTTTTCAGCCTGAGCCGTCTGTTGAACCACTTGATTACGTTCTTTCCAAAGCGTAAAAAGTTCGTCAGCAGAATCATAATCGTAACCTTGGTCTGCTTCTACAAACAGTTTAGTTCTAACCTTTGATCCCTTGATCCACTCAGCAAAATTGTTGTCTTGCAAGATACTTTCCATATCAGGGTGTTTAGCCTTGAGTTGTGAAAGAGTAGCTTGTTGACGACTTTGTTGTGCGTAAGCCTCTGCTTCTTTGATCTTTGGGTGGTTATCAATAGCTCTGTTAACAGCAGTTTGAGGATCAATAAAAAAATCTGTATCATCTTGATTTTGCTGTTCTTCAGGTGCTGGTTGTGTTGTGAGTTCTGTCTGGATGTAGTTATCAACAACTTTACGTAACTCGCCTACTTCCGTACTCTGTTTACCAGAAAACTTTTCTAGTTCTTGGTGCATCTGTACGAGTTCTTCTACAGATTTACCTTGGTACTTTTCTGGAATATCAGGTTCTTGTACAGGTTGTTCCTCTTCTTGAGGAGTCTCTACGGTGTCCTGTGTTTCGAGTTGATCTGTTGTTTCTAGCTCCTCTTCTGGACGCTCATCAATAATTGTCGCTCTTGACATCACTAAAATTACCCCGCCTTTTTAGGTTATGGAGATTATTGTTGGGATTGACTCTCACGAGCTTCCCTTCCTCGTCGCCCAGCTTCTTCGTGTTCTCGTACCCACTTCATATGTCTTCCGGGGAAGTCACCAGTAGATCCGTCGAGAATGCACTGTGTTGCTGAAACGATTTTTGTAGCATTAGCACCACATCCGCACCTAGTGGTTGTGGTATCCTGATCTACAAATTTTTCGAATACGTGTCCGTTAGTACAACGGAAGTCAAATACTTTAATCATTATCTTTGTTAAGCTCTTCGTAATTAGCGTTTGTTGTAGACTCTAGATTTAAAATGTATGCTAAGACGTTTATTTGTCCTTTACGCATATACAAATCATTTGTGTCTTTAGTAGCTTCAACACTGTTAATCACTAAAGCATTCTGGTTTAATTCTTCAATTAGCTGTTTCCAACCATCAGTAGAAAACAGGGTGAAGTAATTGTCGTAATATTGCTGTGTTTCTTGATCCACTTGAGGCCTCTTAGGTTATCTCTGATTAACAAAATGTACTATGGTACACTGTATATTATATCATATATTGAATCAAAAGTCAAGCATTATTTTTTCTTTTTGGTAGTTTTTCTCCTTTTACCAGAGGCAGTTACGGCGTACTTAATGGCTTTTGGCCCTGTTTTTTTGCGTTTTGCTGCTTCTTTCTCTGATTTAGTCATCTTGGCGGCTACCGCTTTTGGCCTACAAGCCGGGTAAGGACGCTTAGACCCTTTGGCTTTTTTACGGCCACACTTCTTTCCGGTCTTTATGTCAACCCAATCTTCTTTGAACCATTTAGTTAAACCGCCTTTAGACTTAGGCATAAGTTCCACCACGTTTTTTGTATTCCCTGACTAGCCAAGCATTGGCATAGGCGCTGGGGTACACGTCAAACTTTTTCTTAGCTGCAGCCTTAACCCTAGAGTAAAGAGCTTTGTTCTTTACATTAGAGGGTATAGTGCTTTTCTTTTTCTTTGCTTTAGGTCTACTTTTTGCGCGTGGCATTTTTTCGTACCTTTCTTAGATCAGCGCCTGTAATTTTGTTTCTAGGCTTGGCTACTCTAGCGAGCTTTTTTTGTTTTGGACTATAGTTTTTCATCGGCATAATTATGATCTCTTAGGCTTCTTTACTTTTTTCTTTTTCGGGGGCTTGTGATATGGCATTTCTATCTCCTTACTTTTTGTGGGCTTTTTGGACTTCAAAGTTTGCAGACTTAGACGCGCCCTTGTGGGGCTTATATCCACCTGCAGGATCTTTCATCAACTTGTAACTATTACCGCTTTTCATCCAGTGGTAACCTTTTGGTGCTGAGACTTTCATAGCGTTTACCAGTTTTTGCAAGACCAGTATCTTGCGGTGAGTTTACTAGGCTTGTTAGTGTCACACTTGTGCCTAGCCCTAAATGACTTACGCCGCGCTGGTTGATCTTTTTTGATCTTCATTTTAGCGTCACCAAAGCGTATAGTCTTAGTCTTGTCGCCTTCCTTGGCTACCACTATAAATTTTTTGGTTGGGTGATTAGGGGTCCGTTTTGGTTTGTTGTACCCGCTTACTCCTGCTCGCTCCAGCTTTGGGTCTTTTTTCTTTGCCATTAACCGCGTCCTCCAGCTTGTCCATCCGCTCTTGTAAGACCGCTAACTGGTCCTTGAGGTCTTTGAATGCTTCGTTGATCTGCTTGAGCAGGCTGTTCATTTCTGTTTGTGTCATTAGCATTTGGAGTTTTGCCCTGTATCTCTAGTTCTTTGAGGTATCTGTCTGCAATTTTTAGTCGTCTGTCAAACTCTTTGTCGTCAGCGTCCCCTTCTTTGATGTTTTTAGTAACTGCATTAAGAACATCAATCTCTAGCTCTTGAGGCATAAGTTGAGTCTCGACGGCCAACTTCTGTGCTCTAGCCTGAGATTCTGCTGCTTGTCCATTAAGGGCTGCTGTCTGACTCTGCTGGAAACCAATCTGAGCTTGTTGCGCCATCATAGCCATCTGCTGAGCTTGCGGATTAGGCTGACCAGCTTGAGCCATTGCTGCGATAAGCTCTTCACGGTTAGACAGGTTCATGTTGTCAATAATACTTTGGATTAACACAGGGTACAGAGGGCTGTCTTGCTTCATCGTTTGCAGAAGCTGTACTAACTGAGTTACCTCGTACTCACGAGCAATAATCCCCAAAGTACTCGTAGCCATAAACTTATAGTCTGCTACCGGGTAGTTTTCAGGGTCAAACTGCATATATCTGTGTGCAGCTTTGGTTACAAACGGCAACAAGAACGACTGTTGAAAGTTGATTAGGGTGCGCTTGTGGCGTTTAATAATAGCCCCAAGAGACATAGAAATACCAGCGGCAGTAGCTTCACGATTAACACTGCCGGAAATTCCTGCTGAATCAACCGCTCCTGTAGCCTGCTGAACCATGTTTTGTAAGGCTTGAGCTTGTGCAAAGGTGATTTGTCCAACTTGTCCAAAATTAAACGGCTGTAGTACTTCACGAGGATCGCCGTTAGTTAAGATCATCTTGCCCGGACGCACTTCTGGTTTAGCGCCTCTAGGAAGCCGTGTAGCATCCACAGCGAGCATTGGGTGGATTGTGAGGCTCAGGGCATCAATACGAGCACGTAATTCTGTGTCAAGCGCCTTTTGGCTGTTGTAGCCCTTCTCGCAAACACCACGTCCCCAGAACCTGCTGGGAACCACGTCCCACGGAAACGCAACTACCGGACGGTCTTTCATCATGTACGGGTTGGCTTCTGCTTTTAGAAGTGTGCCGCCGTTTGCAATCACAACGATTGCTTCAACGTACATAGAGTCTTCGTCAACCTCAACGTCTTCAGCTTCTAACAACTCACGAGGCACAAGACCGTAGTACTTTGTTAAGCGTACTTTGTCGTCGTTGTAGATTGTTAGGTCTTGATCTGGCTCTAGGTCTGTGTCAGCAGAGGCAGACTCAATAAAACCTTCACGGTACACGCCCTGCTCTTGTAGGAGTTCTACGGAGTGCTTAGATACAAACTCGTCAACAGCAACACCATAAGCGTCCTCAACTGAGGTTGCTACAGGGTCTATCAAAAAGTTTTGCGGTAACACCGGCTTTAACTTCACTACTACACGGTCTTTAATGTTGACGCCCACAGCAGTCAACTGACCATCCATAATTGGCTGAGTAGCCGGGGACATATCTTTAATTTCTTCTAAAACAACCTCACCAACACCCGTACCAAATACAGCAGCATTAATAAGGCATTCTGCTACTGCCTTGCGAATTTTACAGGCTTCAAAGTCTTCGTTTAGTTTTTTCTTTAGAATTGATATGTCTTGTTTCTGTGGGTCTGCTACATCGTCTTTAATGTCAAAAAACTGACCACGACCAAACGTAGCCTCTTCTAGCTCTGCTACATTAGACTCTACAGCCTGCTGAAGCGCAGGAGAGATAATTCGAGAACGCTCAGACCCTCTTTGCGAGTCATTAGGGTCCCATTGACCTCTCCATAACCTATAGTATTCTTCAAATCTTTCTTCGTAGTTTGACTCATAATAATCTCGCCAATCTTCACACTTTGTCATTACCCACTCTTCCAAGGACTCTTGGATCATTAGTGGGTCTGGGCTATAAATTGATTCTGCCATAGTATTATCCTTAAATAAGTGCTACGCTGTAACCCAATGTAAAAAACACTATGGCAGAAAGAGCGTAGATGCCATACGTATTAAATCTTCTAAAAACCATTAGTACCCTGCTACTATGTCTAATATTTCGTGGTCGTCAATCTCGTAGTCGTAGTCGTACGCTACTTGTGCTAACTGGTCTATGTATGCAAGTGCGTCAACTAAGTCGTCGTGAGTTAGAACATCTGGAAACTGAAACAGTTGATCTAAGAATCTGTTGTTCCACTCACCTTTGTTTAAACTGACGTAACCGTTTTCAAAGCGTCCTTGCAAGGCCCACATAACCCTGTCAGTTTTCTTTCGGTTACCGTGGGTCAGCTCTTCTACCCTAAAAAAGGTTCCGTACCGTTTCATCAAGTCTGTTAGAGGAGACATTACGGCTTGTTTGGCAATTCCTTTTTCAATACCAACACTAACGGGTCTGTAGTCTCTAACGGCCTGAAAAATCTTGGTGGCAGTCTCGTCAAGACTCCACCTCCCGTGTATAATGTTATCAACGTACCAACCATCAGGACTAACTTTAACAACAGCGATTGCAGTTTCATCTAGTTTAGTATTTTTAGTTCGTTTCTTGTTTACGTCTTCAAATCCTGCGAGGTCAACTGCTATGTAGTAGTCACCTACTTCTGGTTCTTCACCAAAGTGGACCCACCCTTCCTTAAACATTTCGGAGCCTCTTGCTTCAAATGAGGCCATAAACTCTTGTCGGAAGGCGTAACTCGACATGGACTTCTTTGCCGTATCAATTTCGTCAGGGTCGAGGAGTGGGTTGTCATAACTGGTAAAGTGCCACCCCTTGTAAGTTTCATCGTCGCCTAGCTCCGCTATCTTGTACAGCTCGTAGAAGTGGTTTCTGCCCATAGGAGTACCTATGAACATCGCTGATCCCTTTTGGTCAGCTAGTGCTGGACGGAGGATTTGCTCCCATACGTCAGGCTTCATGTCTGCGTACTCGTCCATCACGAGAAACTTCAAGGACACACCACGCATTGTCTCTGGCCTGTCGGCTCCCTTGAGACTAATCGTGGCCCCGTTGACCAGCTTGATCTGCAGGTTGTTAATGTGTGAACCCGCAATCACAGGGTGTCCTAGCTCCAATAGGGTCTGCCACATGATGTCACGGGCCTGACCCTGAGTGGGCGCAACGTAAAAAACGTGGCCTTTGTCGGCCTGCAGCGCATTGATGATTAACATCCACGCTGCGAGTCTGGACTTCCCTGTCCGTCTTCCAGCAGCAACTACCTTGAACCTAGTAGGATCAGAGTAGACTTCTTGCTGCCAAGGTAGCAACTGTACGTTTAAGTCAGTCACAGAGTTTGTAACTTAAGTAAAAAGTTAGTGCTCCAGTGACAATAGGCAACATCATTAAACATACTAATGCGACTATTTCCAATTATTAGCCTTCCCAGCCTGAGTCGCCTTCTCCAAACTGGCCGTCATTGTTAGTGTCACACGCTTTTTGCCACCAAATCATATTAAACGTCAAGCCCTCACTCCAAGGCACATACGCTGTACACCACTCAGTAGAACCTACTTCAGTTCCGTCAGTAGGAGAAGCAACGTAGTCCCTCTTAGTATTAGACTCTACGGGAGTAAAGTACACAGCACCCGTGTTGTACGTTTTTTTAGAAAACACTGGTTGTGTAGAAATAAACACATTTTCACTGTCCTCTAGCGTATACGTAGATCCGTCTGGGTATTCAATGAAAGTTTGTGCGTTTGCGTTCAACGAAAACAATGAGATAAGGGCTACGACGATCAAACCAAAAAACATCTCGTTAAAGTTTTTCATTAAGTTGTTTCTCCTGTTAAAGTAACTATCAATACGTCCAAATTACCGGAGCAGAACCCCGTGTGTCTAGGTGAACAAAGTCACCAGCGACCCCTAGACCAGTAAAGCCGTGCTCTAAGGCTCCTTTTATAATCGAATACCGATGAGCAGAGTTCGTTATCTTTATGTCTGCTGCTATGCCTTGCGCGTGAGTCCCCGGTATCTCTTTTACAGCCTCTAACGGGTGGTCAGGGCTTCTGTAGCCGCTGGTGATAACAAAAGGAAACCCGCAGTGTTCTCTGAGAGCGTCCAGTTTGTCTAAAAAAGCCTGCTCCATACGGTTTTCACTAGTATGTTGGCAGTCAAACTCTTTTTTTGTAAAGAATTTCACTTCTTAGTTGTTTTTTTCTTAGGTTTAGACTCGTTTAGGGTTTTTGCAGCCCTAGTTACATCGTTGTTGTACGCACGTTCGCAGTGGTCGTCGTCAAATACAAAGTTAATAGACGCACCTAGCCACGCCCAAGCCTTAGATTTATCCTTGAGCCTGTGTGAGCGCCCTGAGACGGACTCGTTAGCGTTGTCACCAAACAAAACAGCCACGTTAATTAGCTGAGAGGTAGCATCACCTACTCTAATAACGTATTCCAAGGTTTCTTCCAGTGCTTCGTCAAACTTGTCCCGTGACATCCACTGCTTCTCCATCAATTTCTTCTCCTGATTCAAAGCTCTCGCTAACTGTCGTGCTTCCCACCCCAGTGATATTAATCTGTATCGCGTTTCGTCCAGCATCTTTGATTACATCCTTCTCAAATGCGCCTACTGGGAGGATACGATCCATAATTAGCTTCCATGCTGCTGCTTGGTTCTTGTGCTCGTCGTTAGTTGCGGCATCAAATATAGTCTGTAACACTAGTTCTGACTTAGGACTAGCCAACATACGAGCCTTGTATTCGTTAATTATAGAAGCATCGCCTTTAGGCCTGCCTACTTTACCACGGGTTCCCGCTGTTTTTTCTACGATTTCACCCTTGCGTGGCCTACCTCTGCCTCTTTTCTTGGGTGTCTCTTCAGACATTATCCAGTATCCTTGTGTTTTACATCAGTTCGCATGAGTCCCCTGCCTAGGAAGCAACAGAAGAGGGGATCTATACGAACGGTTTAGTAGTCAACTAAGGCCCCGCACCTGTATTACTAAATACATCCTAGTATCTGCCTATTATTTTACCATACTTTTATTCAAAAGTCAAGTCTTTTTTTATCTTATTTATTACTGTAGCCCCGCCCCCGGATAAACATCAGGTAAAACATAAGGTTAGCTAGTGTATAAATTATGTTATTTTTACGTAGTTTTTTCTAAAATTAGTCTCTAGTAAACTTGGGTGGCAACAACAATAATAAACACAAGACAACAGCCCCTCCCCGTGTCAAAATCAAGGCCCACCTCAGTCTAACACAAGGCGCTCACGGTGTAAAGCGTTAATATTCACAGGCCAACACGGGTTGACACAGGCGGCACACTGTGGTAAGCCAGAGGCGCAAGGGTTTACCACAGGTGACACACGCAGTCAAGTGTAAAATTCACGTTGACAAAGTGTGTGTGCCAATGTAGGACCCTCAAGTCGAAACCACAGATCACAAGCTAAAACAAGTGTAATATTACCATTGCAATCTACACGGGCAAGCCTCATAGTACACACATGGCGAGCGGGGACACACAAGCCACCCCACAGGAGCACAACACCATGAACATTAACAAAGCACAACAATATGCCATCTCGCGTTTGATCTTTGATATTGAACAGGCAGTAAGGGCAGACGACATCGGCAAACGTTATGACGCATATGATGCACTGCGCGAGCTAGGGATTGACCATATGTTTCACCAGATGCCTTACCACGTACAGGACAAAGGCTATATCGAGTACAGTAAAGCACGGGAGGCATAGGAGGGTTGTGTTAGTGGTGCGCCTTGGGGTACACTCAGGGCTCACTGCTAAACCAATCACAGGAGGTTGACAGATGTTGAAACTATCGAAGGCGTCGAAGATGCCGTGCCGATCATGGTCACTGCAAGCGTTAGACACGTGCCCCGCGTCCAGAGACGCAGACGGTAACCTAGTGCCAGCGTGTTCCGGATGCTACGCCACCACGGGCAACTACAGGTTTAAAAACGTACGTGCACCACGAGAACATAACCGTGACGATTGGAAGCGTGACGACTGGTGCGATGACATGGTGTCAGAGTTAGACAATGATCGATATTTCAGATGGTTTGACTCTGGCGATATGTATGACATTCGACTCGCTAGGAAAATTCTGGAAGTGTGCGAACGTACGCCATGGGTCAAACACTGGATACCCACACGGATGTACAAGTTTGCCAAGTTTGGCACGGTTCTTGCTAGACTGCAGGCGTTACCAAACGTAGTGGTGCGTCTGTCATCCGACAGTATCACAGGTGAGACAGTACAGGGCGCTACCACGTCCACCATTGCCACGCTTGACACAGTGCCACAAGATGCGGTAGTGTGCGAAGCGTACACACGGGCGGGCAAATGCGACAAGTGTCGCGCCTGCTGGGACAAATCAGTGTCCGTCGTCTGCTACATTGGACACGGGCGCACAATGGAAAAACAACAACGCAACATCATAGCGAGGGCATGACAATGTATTGGGATAGATTCGACATATGTGAAGCGTGGTACGCATTCTCTGTGGACCACCACCGTGGGCAATTCTCGCCAGAGTACGCCATCATGGGCAGACTGCAGGCTATGGGCTACCATCCCGGCTACGGTGGCGTGACGTATGACGCACTGACAGAGAACGGTAAAGCCATTTACGATAACCTAGTGGCACAACAGGAGCGATAGAGCATGATAGAAATTGAGACAGTACCACTTCAGTCTAGCTGGAAGGCTCAGTATAATACAAAAGATTACCCAAACGTGACACGGGAGCACCTAGGCCTGTTACCAGAGTTTTTCATGGAAGCGACACACGTTTCAGGCGGTCCCGTGTACGATACACTACAGCTAGTAGCAGACGCAATGGACTCGCTGTATGGGTACGGTGGTTTCCGGTTTCCGTTTGACGGTACAGTGACGGACACAGGCGTATATACAACGCCAGAGGATCCAGACTTGACACCGTACGCTACCATAACGTACCTTGACAAATATACGCTGTACTGCTACCCTTACGCCATTACAGCGTTACGTGATAACGAGACGGGTGAAACCAAAATAGGGAGGTTTGACTAATGGAAACGGATGTGATATGGTTGTGGGCTACGGGCTGTCTAGTAATTACAGCGTGGCTAATATTTAGTGAAGAGGGTTTATAATGAGTATACGATACGGACAACACCAGACAGAAACGCAGGTAGATTGCGAGTGGGCTACGCTTGACGTGGTGGTTCACTGGACGCTAGACTCCGACGACCACCAAGATCTTATACAGATTGATAAGATTACGGTAGGCGACAGGGATCTAAGAGAAGGGTGGAACGTGGATTATTTCGAGCGTTTAATACAAGACGAAGTACTAGCAGGTGAGGACTACTTACCAACAGACCACGGGGACTGACATGAATGACCGTATGCTTAACGCTGTATTCACAGCAGTGCAGATGTACAGGGGAGCGTATACAATGGCGGAGGCGCTATCCTACGCAATCGTGACGTATGATTTAGATGAGTTTGAGCAAGACGACTTGCCCGCAATCGTGCGGAATCAGGTAGCGCGTCTAAAACTACAGCTAGGAGAAAATTTCTAATGGAAGTGCTATCAGTGTTGATTGTAACGGGATGTTTTGTTATACTAGCCTATTACACGTTTGGAGACTGAGCGAGGAGGATTTAAAATGACTGAGCCAGATTTATCACAGCTACAGATGGTCGAGGATTTGACAGAGTACGAGTTTAACTTTATTGACTTTGCCACCGTGGTTTCTACCGCACGTAGGGCTATACGTAAAAAATATGACTCCATGAGTTACCGTGAGCTGTGTAGGGCATACGGGCAGGTGTTTGGGCCGGAGGACAACGGATGACCAGCAAGCGTACAGACTGGATCATAGCCACGATAGTGTGTATACTGTTCCCGCCTGTTTTACCTATGACACTGTTGGCAGTACTGATACTGTCAATATCCAACGGATTTAAGCGAGAAGGAGGTAAAACAGATGAGGTGTAAAGCGTGTGACGTGATCCTAGATGATTTAGAGATCCTGAAGAAAGATGCGAACGGGGTACACTACGACTTGTGTACAGAATGTCTGACAGTCTCTATTGCTACCCACTGGGAGCTAGAGAACATGGAGTCAATACATAATACTGGTGATTTTACACAAGATGAGGTATTGCAATTACAGGAAAATTATGATAACATCTTAAGTAGTATTAAGGACTACTAAAGATATTAACTAAAGGATATAAACTAATGAATAAAACTACAGGAGGACATAAGACTACTAAAGTTAGGCGCTGGAATCCTGTAGCGAAACACGACCACAACAAGGGAGGCGCACACAAGGACAGGAAGAAAGATGCCAAAAAGTACCAATCACGTAAAAAGGGTTTGACAAAAGATCCTGACCGTGAGATACTATAGGTAAATTGAACGTGCTGGTGTAGTTGCTGGCTAGTGTGGTCCCGCATGATGAGAAGTGGTGTTACAGCCACAGGGTCGGAGCTATCCGGAAATAGTCGTTATGGCAAGCGTTAAGGGTGTAGGTAGCTGAAAACTGATAGCAATAGCTGGGGTACGTTGTCGCAGTTGTGAACCAGATAGGATTGTGGTCAGTGCTTACACCCGCCTTTTCAATTAACAAACGAGGATTAACTCATATGTCAAGTCAAGTTATCGAAGGTGTGGTGAACTTCTCAAACGTCACCAAACACGATGTGTACAACGGGCAGGACACTGGTGCGTTCAGCATGACGATCACCATGTCTGAAGACGATGCCGCTACGCTGGCGGCTCAGGGCGTTAAGATCAAGGACTACGAGGGCAACAAACAGCGCAAGTTTAAGTCCAAGTACGCCATTGGCCTGTACACTGCAGAGGGTGACGTGTACAACGGAGAAGTGCCGTTCAACTCCCGTGTCCGTCTGAAGTACAAGACAGGACCAGCACACCCTGTGCACGGTACACCTGTGTATCTGGAGGCCGTAAAGGTGCTGGAGGAGGCAGAACCATCGGCTGAAGCAGTAGACTTCTGATGGAATCTAAATTCCTACACCACGAGGAATGTCCCAAGTGCGGCAGTAGGAATAATGTGGCGGTCTACTCTAACGGTGGTCGCCACTGTTTTTCTGCCGACTGTGACTATCACGTAAACGGGGAAACCGGAGAGGAAACACAGGTGTCCACACCTAGCAATCTAAACATGGGCGGAGTGGTGGCTGAGATCACCGAAAGGCGTCTGTCTGCTAAGACCGTGAAGCACTATCAGGTCACAGTAGAGTACGATGCTAACGGTAAGATTGCCCGACACTACTACCCGTACTATGACCTAGACACAGGCGAGCTAGTGGCGGCTAAGTCTCGCATAGTCAAGACCAAAGATTTTTTAGCGTCAGGCTCAATGTCTAACGTAGGACTGTTTGGTCAGAAGCAGTGCCGTGGTAGAGGTAAGTTTATCACGATCACTGAGGGCGAACTTGATGCCATGTCTGTCTACGAGATGTTTGGACAGAAGTACGATGTGGTGTCCCTACGCTCTGGTGCTTCTAGTGCTGCTAAAGAGATTAAGCAGAACCTAGAGTGGCTAGAGGGCTACGAGAACGTGGTCATATGCTTTGACCAAGATAAGGCCGGTGAGATAGCCTTAGAGCAAATCAAGGATCTATTTAGTCCTAACAAGCTGAAGATATGCACACTGCCACTGAAAGACGCCAGTGAGATGCTCATGGCTAATCGGGTGCAGGAGTTTACACAGTCGTGGTGGGACGCAAAAGTGTACAGACCGGACGGTATTATCGCCGGCGCTGACACATGGGAGGCGCTGGTAAACAAGCGTCAAGTGAAGAGCATACCGTACCCGTGGGACGGACTAAATGAAATCACAAGAGGACACAGACCTTACGAACTTGTCACTATCACAAGCGGTAGTGGTATGGGAAAATCCCAGTTTATCAGAGAACTTGAGTACGATCTGCTTCAACGCACAGACGCCAACATCGGTGTACTTGCACTGGAGGAGGACATCGCAACGACAGCTTTGGGAATTATGTCGGTGGCGTCATCTAGGCGGCTCCACTTGGAGGAAGACTCGCCTGTTGATGAGCTTAGACCTCATTGGGAAGCAACGATGGGGTCTGGACGTTATTACCTGTTCGATCACTGGGGATCAACATCAGCCGATGAGCTTCTTTCAAGAGTACGGCACATGGCAAAGGCCTGCGACTGTCGCTATGTCATCCTCGACCACTTGTCAATCGTGGTTTCTTCTCAAGAGAACGGGGACGAACGGAAAGCTATAGACGAGATTATGACCAAGCTACGTACACTGGTTGCTGAGACAGGGATCACGTTGTTTCTCGTGTCACACTTGAAGCGTAGCTCTGGGACTGCACACGAGGACGGTGGCCGCATCAGCCTACAGGACTTGCGTGGTAGCCAGAGCATAGCACAGCTTTCCGATATTGTCATTGGCATGGAACGCAATCAGCAACACGAGGACGAAACAATCAGGAATACTACGTGCGTCAGGGTGCTGAAGAACCGTTACGCTGGAGAGACAGGCCCGGCCTGCTGGCTACGGTACGACAAGTTTACCGGACGTATCCACGAGTGTGCCAACCCTAACCCACCGGAGACTGAGTTTTGAACGTAGTCTACTGTGACATTGAAACTGACGGACTAGACGCCACTACTATCTGGTGTGCTGTCTGCCGCCATAACGGAGAAAGCGAGGTAATCTGCAGTGAAAAAGACTTCAAAGCGTATGTATCGCGTAAAGCGCCGGCTAAATTCATATTCCACAATGGAATTGGCTTTGATGTTCCTGTGGTTGAGCGTCTTTGGGACTTTACTTTTGACAGGGGCATGGTCGCTGACACTTTAGTACTGTCACGATTGGCTGACCCCAGCAGGTCTGGCGGACACTCTCTGCGTAACTGGGGCAACATCTTAGGCTACGCTAAGGGCGACCACGAGGATTGGTCACAGCTAACACCTGAAATGATTGATTACTGCGTCCGTGACGTAGAGCTAACTGAGGCTGTGTACAACAGGCTACGAGTCGATCTAGACGGTTTTACACAGGAGAGCATTGATTTAGAGCATCAGGTGCAGTGGATCGTACAGGGTCAGGTGGACAACGGGTGGCTTCTGGATCAACGCCTATGCCACCTCCTGTGCGCTAAATTCAAGGAGCGCATGAATGAAATTGAATTTGATCTACAGGCGCTTTTCCCGCCGGTTGTTGAAGAACGCTATTCCGAAAAGACAGGTAAGAGACTCAAGGATAAAGTCACTGTATTCAACGTTGGGTCGAGACAGCAGGTTGCCGAAAGACTTACGGCTAAGGGCGCAGTTTGGAAGGAACTCACTGCGACAGGCAAGCCGGTTGTTGATGAAAAAACGCTCAAGGAGAATAATCATGTACCCGAATCGGCTCAAGTCTTGGAGTACCACTTGTTGCAAAAGCGATATGCGCAAGTAAACTCGTGGCTAGAGCACGTTCAAGATGACGGAAGGGTACACGGCAGGGTAATAACTAACGGTGCGATCACAGGACGAATGACACACCAGAGCCCTAACATGGCACAGGTTCCGTCAGTTAACTCTCAGTTTGGCAAAGAGTGCCGTGACTGTTGGATCGTACCAGAGGGACGTAGGTTGGTTGGTGTTGACGCCAGTGGACTAGAACTAAGGATGCTCGCTCACTACATGGGCGACGAGGAGTTTACAAATGTCTTGCTTAGAGACGATATTCACACCAGAAATCAAACTGCTGCAGGACTTGCAACAAGGCCTCAAGCAAAGACTTTCATTTATGCTTTCCTTTACGGAGCAGGAGACGCCAAACTTGGAAGCATCGTCGGAGGAACGGCAAAAGATGGCTATACGCTTAGGCAGCGATTTTTACGAAATACACCTGCTCTTGAAGCTCTACGAGAACGAGTTGGACAAGCGTCTAGGAAAGGACATCTTACAGGACTCGACGGACGAAAGCTCTGGGTCAGATCAGAACATAGTGCATTGAACACACTGTTACAGGCCGCTGGTGCTATCATTATGAAACGTGCGCTAGTCCTGCTAGATGACTACGCAACACAGCACGGGATTGATTACAGTTTTGTAGGGAACGTACACGATGAGATACAATCGGAGGTGGTTACAGAACAAGCAGAGAAGTATGGCTGGCTCGCAGTGGAGTGCATCAAGGCGGCTGGGATTTCTTTTGAACTCAGGTGTCCACTCGACGGAGAGTATCAAGTTGGATCAACGTGGGCAGACACACACTGATGGATCAGCTTTGCTTTTTCGAAAATGACGATCTAGGGGCAGGACACGGGAAGGTGTGTTCAAAGTGTGACCAGTACTTACCGCTGGATTCTTTCAACATGGCCTCTGGAGGCAACTATCTAAGGGCTGAGTGCCGCAAGTGTAACAACGAGATGCAGAAGGTGCGCAAACAGCTAAGAGAGAAACACGGGATGCCGCAGCAGGGCTATCACTGTCCTATCTGCAAAGGCTCTGAGGAGGACGTAAAGGGAAGAGGAAACACAAAGAACGGATCGTGGGTGCTAGACCATGACCACGAGAAAGAGACGTTTAGAGGCTGGTTGTGTCACAAGTGTAACAGGGCGCTAGGCGGCTTTGACGATGATCCTGATAAGCTGAAATCGGCTATCAATTACTTAATTGGACAAAACGATGAATAAACTTTACTCACTGGTGGATGACATATACAAGGTGGTGTCTACCAAAGAAGTACCTGATGACGTTGATCTGTACGAAGAGATTGATCGCTTTGGCGAGAATTGCAAGCGGCTCATGTCAAACCTGTTTACAGAGAAACGTGATGGGCGCAAGCTGCGAATGTCAAACATAGGACGTGATGATCGCTACCTGTGGAACGTAGTGAACAACTCAGACGTACAGGAGGAAATGACTCCTAACACCTACGTCAAGTTTATGTACGGGCATCTGATCGAAGAGATGCTATTGTTTCTAACCAGACTCTCAGGACACGAGGTGACAGATGAGCAGAAGCAGTGTGAAGTTGCGGGTATCACAGGCTCTATGGATTGTAAAATTGACGGTGTTGTCACTGATATTAAAAGCACTTCCTCTTTTGGGTTTAAGAAATTCAAGGACGGAAGTTTGGCTTATGATGATCCGTTTGGATACGTTGCTCAAATTAAAGGGTATGCGCACTCAGAGGGTGAAAGTAAGTTTGGCTGGCTAGCTATGGACAAACAGAACGGGCATCTAACGTACCTGATGTACGATTCTGAGGACACGCAGGCTCCTGTGTACAACAAGATTTCATACGACATAGAGGAGCACATCAATCGCGTAAAAAAGTTAGTAGAGCAACCGGAGCCGCCGGAGGTGTGCCACGAGCCCGTACCAGATGGCAAAAGTGGAAATCAAAAGCTCGCAGTCGGTTGTTCGTACTGTCCCTACAAGTTTACCTGTTGGCCCGGAGTAAGAACATTCCTGTACTCAAGTGGACCCAGATATTTAACAGAGGTGGTCAATGAGCCGAAGGTCACGGAAGTCTAAACTAGGAAACTTTAGATCGGAGTTTGAGAGAGATGTCGCAACGCAGTTACAACCATTTGGCTTTAGCTACGAGCCGTTCCAAGTCCCGTACAGGATCGAACGGAAGTACACCCCAGACTTTGTGTACCAACAAAGCGGACGAACGTATCTCATTGAGTGCAAAGGATATTTTCGCGCAGGAGATACGCAGAAGTATCGTTCGGTCAAGAACTGCCTCGCGGAGAATGAGGAACTCATATTTGTACTGATGAAACCTAATCAAAAAGTGAGCAAAAGTACCAAAAATACTATGGCTCAATGGTGTGACAAACACGAAATTTTATGGTATAATATAGATACACTAAAGGAGTTGGTTGATTATGTCTCTGACACTAGAAGAAATTAAGGAGCGTCTACTAAGGTTCTACGACCCTGACGATCTTCTGGAGTCCCTGCAAATATCGTCTGAAGATATATTGGACAGGTTTGAAGATAGACTACTCAAAAGATTAGAGTGTTTTCAGGAAGAGCTGGAGGAAGAACTTGAAAATGAGCATAAATGACGCAACTCCTAAAGAGTGGGACACGGTAACAGGTAAACTGTTTCACCCTCAAGATCAGCACAACCCTGTGACACAGCCGGATCACTACAACAAGGGAGCAATAGAGGCCATTGAAGCAATCAAGGCGTCCATGCACCCACAAGAGTACAAGGGGTATCTCAAGGGAAACTGTCTGAAGTACCTCTGGAGGTACGAGTACAAGAACGGTGTAGAGGACTTACGTAAGGCCCGTGTCTATTTGGATTGGCTCATCAAGGAGGTTGCATTATGAAAGTTATAGATGGCGGCTTTGGTAAAAACAAAGAACGCAAAGACAACATACCCACCAAAGAGTTTTTAGCTACGTTTGCTCTTAAGGCCAAAGACTACGAAGAATCGGGTAGAGACGTAAAAGCGATTGTCTTGATGTACGAGGACGGCGGAGTGTTTGAAGTAGCGTCTAACGAACAATACCCTGACGGTGTGTTTATGCTGCTACATATGTCGGCACACGCGATACTTAATGAGACTTTAGGCGTGTCTGATGTTTAACAAACTATCTATAGACTACATAGTGATTATTCTAGTCATCCTGTATCTCTTGTTTTTTCTGAACAGTTGCTCTACTACCCCCGAAACAGGACAGTGTATTCTGTGGAGCACCAAAGAAGTCAAAGAAACGCACTGTACACGGATGCCTAACAGAATATGTGTAGACGAAATTTATGAGAAGCCGTTTTGTTTAGTAAGAGAAAAGGACGAGTAATGGACGCATACCAACAATACATACACAAGTCTAGGTACGCACGGTATCTACCAGAAGAGAAGCGCAGAGAAACTTGGGAGGAGACAGTCAGCCGGTACGTAAACTTCTGGGGAGACGATCTGCCAGAGCCCACACGTAAAGAGGTTTACGATGCTGTACACAATCTAGACGTAATGCCATCCATGCGAGCACTGATGACCGCAGGAGAGGCTCTGGACCGTGACAACGTAGCAGGATTTAACTGTAGCTACCTTCCTATTGACCACCCCAAGGCATTTGACGAACTGATGTATGTCTTGCTGTGTGGCACGGGAGTAGGCTTTAGCGTCGAGCGTCAATACATCACCAAACTGCCAGAAGTAGCGGAGACATTCCATGCAACCGACACAGTTATTAATGTTGCAGATTCGAAGATCGGATGGGCGAAATCGTTTAGGGAGTTGGTATCACTGCTGTACTCAGGTCAAGTTCCCGAATGGGACGTTAGCAGAGTTAGACCTGCAGGTGCCCCGCTCAAGACTTTCGGAGGCCGTGCAAGTGGTCCTGAACCTCTCGTCGATCTTTTCAAGTTCACAATTGAACTCTTTCGAGGAGCGGCTGGACGAAAACTTACGTCCATTGAATGCCACGATCTTTGCTGCAAGATTGCTCAAATCGTCGTTGTCGGAGGAGTCAGACGAAGCGCCCTCATCAGCCTCAGTAACCTCACAGATGACCGCATCCGACGATGCAAGCACGGACAGTGGTGGGACGAAAACCCACAACGAGGTCTAGCCAATAACTCTGCGTGTTACACAGAGAAGCCTGACTTTGAAGCGTTCCTTAACGAATGGACTAGTTTGTATGAATCACGATCTGGTGAGCGAGGTGTCTTTAGCAGGGTTGCATCTCAGAGACAGGCGGCTAAGAACGGCAGAAGGGATAGTGAGTTCCAGTTCGGTACGAATCCCTGTTCGGAGATAATATTACGTCCGTACCAGTTTTGCAATCTATCAGAAGTTGTTATCAGGTCGGACGATACACTTGCAAGCCTAAAGCGCAAGGCCAGAGTTGCGGCCATCCTTGGCACTCTACAGGCTACTCTGACTGACTTCCGTTACCTACGTAACGTGTGGAAGACCAACACAGAGGAAGAGGCACTGTTAGGCGTATCGCTTACGGGCATCATGGATCACCCTGTGCTATCCGGACGGGAAGACAAGGGTAAACTTAAGAAGTGGCTAACGGAGATGCGTAATGAGGCTATTGTCACTAACGAGCAGTGGGCTAAGAAACTGGGGATTAATCCTTCTGTCGCTATTACTGCGGTCAAGCCTAGTGGTACTGTTAGTCAGTTGGTCGACTCTGCTAGTGGCATTCACCCTCGCTACAGCAGTCAATATATTCGCAGAGTCCGTGCAGACTCTCGTGACCCACTTTGTTCCGTCCTAGAGGCCGCTGGTGTGCCTGTGGAGGACGATCTAATGTCCCCTAGTACACGGGTATTCTCCTTTCCTATTGCGTCTCCTGAGGGCGCTGTGACAGCCTCAGACATGGGTGCTATGGAGCAGTTGGATCTGTGGGAGATATATCAGGACTACTGGTGTGAGCACAAGCCGTCTATGACCTGCTACTACAGGGATGAGGAGTTTCTAGAGGTGGGACAGTGGTTGTACAACAAGTTTGACAAGGTAAGTGGTATATCTTTCTTGCCCTACTCAGACCACACGTACCAACAAGCACCGTACGAGCCTGTGGACAAAAAGACGTACAACCAGATGGTTAAGGACTTTCCAAAGGAAATATCGTGGGATATAGAAGAAGCCAGCGATATGACTGAGGGGTCACAACAACTGGCCTGCACAGGTAACAACTGTGAGTTATGACATGAAGAATATGGAGTAACCACCATCCTTCTTGGCTACGTCCTCTGGCTTGTCTTTCGGGTCATGGGGCGTAGTCATTCCCATTTCTTTCATGCGTCTAATCTTGTCCTTTGACTTCTCACACATAGAGTGGTAATCAATCGACGTATACGACACGCTGTGGTTATCGTTGTTGTTCTTGGTCTTCACGTAAAGCTCCTCCTGTTAGCATACCAACCGTGGCTACGTTTTTGCCTACGTTGATATAGTCTTGTAATTGCACTGGTCCACTGTAGTCACGCATGACTCTTGCTTGGTACTGTACGTTGCTTTCGCCTTTTTGCTTGGGCATACCTGTTATTTCTTCTATACGAGCAACGCTTTCTTCAGGCCTTGCAACTCCCCTTTTCTCTGGTGATTTAGTTCCAGCCTTAAACGAGTAAATAGGAGTAGCGTTCAACAGGGCGTTTCCTCCGGGTGGTTTCATCCCCATCAAATCGTGACCGTCAGAGATCATTGTGTATATCGTATCGTTTTTAGTATCAATTGCGCCTACAATGTTGACCCCACCTAAGTCTTGCGCTGAAGATGCGTAAGATTCTTGGAAGGCGTAAATTCCGTCTCCTTTGTCGTTTAAGGTTGCTTTCGGTGCAGCATCAAAGTAGTCCAACACCTGTTGTTGTTTTTCGTTTATCTTTTGGCCTTTTTGCTCACGTATCTTTAGACGCCAGTACCTGTTAAGTAAGACTGCCCTAGGTTCATCAGGCAGTTCCCCGTTTCTAATCGCGAGACGTAGTTTGTCTAACTGGGCGTATTTAGCCACTGAAAGAAACTGCGTGTAAAACTCAAGCGGATCAGCGTTAGATAAAGCCTCTCTTGCAGATCCCATTATTCGGGAACTAGCTAGAGCAGAAATACCTGCTGGTGACGTTGCCTTTGCTACTCCTGTTGCTTCTCCTTGTAGCGCCTCTCCTGTTTCTGGCCTACGTATAACCAATGATGTTTGTCCCGGATCACTAGATACGCCGTGGGCCCTTACAAGGTGGTTGGTAAACGTATCGACAACAATATCTGGTGTATCGGGCGTGTAAGACGTTAGCCCTTCTTTTACACGGTCTATATTGCTTACGTCTGTCCAATCTTGCGCGTACCGCTGTACTTCTACCGTATTACCCACAACAGTATCAAGAGGAGGAGAAGTTTCTCCACGGCGTTGCGCTTCCATAAAGGAGCTTGCCATTGCGTTGCCCCTTTGAATGTTCATCGTGTCTCGTGAACCGCCAGTTTCTCCGTATTCTCGTACTCTGGCGTCTCCTGTTCCAATAACTCTACGTCTTTCCTGCCCTGCTGGGGTAAAGCCTTGTTTTATAGCCGTGGGTACGTTAGGGCCAGCTACTCTAGCTGTTGCCATTACTTTATTTAGCGGGTTTGGTGAATCGTAAAACCCCGGTTGACTTGTGGGGGTGTTGTCAGCCACGGCTTTTAGAGATTCCCTAAGTGCGCGAGGAGCCGCCTGCATTAAACCTATGTCCATCACAGCGCCACTAGCAGCAGCAGCCCGTGGGTTCTGTTGTGCAAGCTGTAGGGCTTGTTGTCCAACCCCAGTGTCCATAAGACGCTCTGTTACGCCAAAATTAGGCATAAGGGTAGTGAACAGTCCTGTCACCGGAGACATGAGTTTGTTAAAACCACCGGCAGTGCTGAGAGCAGTGCTCGTTAAAAAGTTCTTAGCGGCTTCTGCGTACTGCCCCTGTTGCAAGTTAGGAATTACTTGATCTCCGTAATCCCTGCCCTGTTGTGTTTGTGCAGCGGCGTCTGCAAACGCTTCAGCTATGTTTCGGCCCAGAGGAACAGTGAAGTCTCCGCTTGCCTCTGCCACAGCAGTAGCAAAGTCTTCTGTCCTTGCTGTTTCTCTAGCAATAGCATCTGTTACCCAACTCATGTTATGGTCCTGAATTGGCCGCTGATTTTAACGGGGGCCGTCTTTCTTTGCTCTCTTGTTCAGCATCTTCCATGTAGCCCTTATAAATGTTTATAATTGCTGCTCTATCTAAACGCAACTGTTTTATCATCTCTGGGTCTTTGGCTACTTTTAGCGCCTTATCGATACCCTCTACGGTAAGCCGCAGTTCTTTCTGGTAATAGCCTTTTGACAACACTGCTTTGCCTGCTTTATAGGCCCAGATAGGGGTGTACAGGCCAGCCATCATAGCCATCATTTTCGGAGCACCTATTGCATTTATAGTAGCTGCCTGCGCTAACGGCGTTGACGGAAGAGTCATGTTTAGAGCCGCCATGTTTTGACGAACCCTAGCCATAACTGTGCTGCCCTCAGGGTACTTAGCGTTAATAGTTTCCAGAGCTTGAATCAGATGAGACTGTTCTCGCAACAACTGCCTCGTGTTGGACTTAGTTGCTTTTCGGCTCAGGGGTGACGTAGGCACTGCTTCAAACGCATCAAAGTCTATAGAGTCGTTTAGTACGTTACGTATTATGTCGTAAATCTCAACCCTAGCAGTGGCTTTTCTTTTGCCGTCGGCTTTTTTAAAGCTATCTTGACCAAACTTTGTTCTTCTAAAGTCATCAATAGCTCGTCTAGCCTTTAGTATTTCAGCAGGAGTATTACCAAACTGAGACAAAGTTACTTGGAGTTGACTCATAGCTTCTCGTAGTTGTTTATTGGTAATCCCAAGTCCCGGAAATTTATTCCGGTACGCTATAAGCCTAGCTCTAGCTGACTCTAAAATCCTTTCTTTTGGTATTTCAACCTGTACGTTTGCTAGTGCTCTTTGTAGCCTTTCTTCTAACGTATCAATAGCAGTCTGTAAATCTTCTGCGTTTGTTCTATCTGTGCGTGTTGGATCAACCCGTGTATATTTAGCTACCGTTTCAATTTGATCTGTTTCAGCCTGAGTTCTC